AAATTCTCCTATATGACTATAGGACTATTTATAAAAATTTGTCACTAGACGGTCCCCATCCATGCCCTTACGTCAGGAATTAAATGCCAAGCAAAAAATTGGGGTGAAACCGGGAATCGAACCCTAGTCTTCTGATTCACAGTCAGACATTCTACCACTGAACTAGCTCCACCATTTTGGAAACGGGAGTTGGAATTGAACCAACGTAAATTAGGTAATGAGCCTAACCGGAGAAACCAACACTCTTCCCGCAATAATTAGTTGCGCCACGTGGTTCTACCCTGAATACTCAGTCGGGCAAATCCTATTAATACCTACCGGCGCTCGCAAGAATGGTGGATAGGGTAGGAGTTGAACCTACACAGCCTAAGCGGGAGAGTTACAGTCTCTTGGGTTCGCCACGTACCCAGCCTATCCGTTATCCAAAATACACTTAATTGTATGCTGCCCACAACTCACCAGAAACCACTTGTTTTGAGAGAGAGACTTCGTGTTCTCTGTTTTGCAATGAAACAGCACACAATTAAGTATACCAATTTCCGTATTTTTCATCTCACAAGAGAGACTTCATCCACGGTTCCGCCCGTTTGGTTTTTTATAGTGGTCCAGCAGCCTCGTTCCGCATTCCACTTAATGAAAACCCCCAAGTTTCCTTGAGGGTCTATCTAATCTAAACATGCACTACAAGTGTGTTTACCAGATAGACCATTCCCCATAATTCCAACCCTGTTCTTGGGCGGATTCACGGACATCCTTCGAAGGGATGTCAATGGGGTTACAATGTTTAAAGTACGCTTGGGTTTTCATATTTCTCTATTCTGTCGTTCAACTTGATTAACGTTATACACTGTTACTTATACGTTGTCAACAAACTTTTTGAACTTTTTCACTTTTTTTTGAAGTTTTTACTTTCCCATCTGCTCGTTAATGGAAGGCATTCTCAGGGAGCTGTTTGGATCACCCCACACATCACGTGCTTCAACCCGAATGAACCTCTTGTTCGTTTGGTTTGTGTTGGGGTTGGCCACGGTCAACATAACCCGCTTACCCTTCTTCCAAGCATCCATCTGTGCTGCTCTGCGTTCACTAAAGGTGCGTGAACTTCTCACCGCATTGCGAGTCTTGCGTGTCACCGATGGACGTTCTCCATTCGACGTATACTTAACTGCACCACTCTTCTTACCCTTTGCCATAATATTCTTACCTCATTGGTTCATTTAAACGGATACTACCATGGATCGATGTTCGTGTCAATTCCTTTTTTGAAATTCCTCTTCCATGGAACCCCATCACATTAGCGATCACTAGGGTGTTGCCTTCTACGACAACTGGTTTATAACCTAAACCAAATTGCTCTAGTTCGTCAAGTGTTATTCTCAAACTTCCTTCAGGCGTTCCTCTCCCGCGTGATCCATCATATGACCCATCAACGACACCGAGAATTTGCTCGTTGTACCAGTTCGGAAACATACCATTCGCGCCCCCCATATAATTTACTGACCCTTTCGAATAACAAAACGCGCCGTGGTCCGCTTTAACATCATCGAAGAAATACCAAAACTTCAGAGATGGGTAGAAGGTATCCATATGGGGCATCTGCTGCTCATCATCATTCTTGCCATCGAACTTCACCGATTGAACGAATGTGTTTTCTCTATACTGTTTCTTAAAATCTTCGTGATTAATATCAACCTTCAAACAAGCTGCTGCTAAATATCCCACGATTCCATTTAAAAATAATTCGAAACAGGGTTCATTTTGCTTAGACAGAATGACCTCATCGTGCTTATTCATATGTTCAGGATATAGCATAGAAATTAAGCGAAGGTTTTCATAGATTTCTGAATCAAAAAAATTAGGTCTAATAATCAATCCAGACCTAACGAACGCATTAGAGAGAGCCTCAGCAGATTCTGGGTTTTTAAATAATTCTGACTGCTCTTCACGTCTTGCATGACAAGATAGAGCCTCTTGTAGACGCGCATAGTGTATTCCAGACTGAGCTAACCCAAGATCGTTAAATGGGTATGTGTCGAATGCCTTATATGATGTTTGGAATTTCATCAGGTCTTCATCAGTAATTGTCAAGACTCATCTCTCTTGTCTGGAAACACATCTCCATTAGATTTGATCTTCGTATCCTCATAAGGAGCTACGCCACGACGATACATCTCCTGCTGTGCACAAGAAAGCACACCCATGATCTCATTCCACTTCTCGTAGTTGGGTGGATCAGTACGGAGATTATCTGGTCCATGCGCATGCAGTAAACACAAACGTGTGATGATGTAGTTGAGTTTACCGGCATGATCGACATTTAGTTTTTTGACATGCACATCTAACTCAGTACGCGACTGTTCATCAATATACGGCATATTATTACTCCTGAAAAATTCGGTTCACGATTTCGAACAGGTATGTTCTATCGATATCTACATCAGCCTGCTTGGCATCTTGAAGCGCTTGAATGACTTCAATGAAGTACGCTGAGTCCACCCCAATTAATTGATCACGAAGCTCTCCAAGATTATCCAAATCCAGCTTACTCACATCGTATGAGATTTTTAGAACCTCACCAGCACTGATGCTCCACCCCCGCTTGATGAACTTCCGCATACGGAAGAGTGTGCAAATGGGATACTTGGAACCAACGTACTTCAATGTCTTCGACATAATAGCTTCAACGGAATCCAAATTTAGAACCACTCCAGTTGCCGCTGTCCAGTAGTTCATGGTGTGGATGTAGTCGAAGTTGGTATGAATTGTATCAGCATCTCCACAAAAACGCAAAATAAGTTGCACCCCATCTGTCAAGGTGATTGCGTTTGATGAGATGAATACGGGACGAAACTTTCCCTTGTTATCTTCATCATTCACATGATCGAATTTCTTCATGTATTTCTTGAGAGCGATTTCTGGTGAGCATTCAAAGTAGAGATACTCATCCAAGTTAACCTTGTCGCTCATAACGCCTGCCGACTTGATAAAGACTTCTACGCCCTCTTCATCTACACGCTTACGCACCAATGGTTCGCTTGGAATACGATAATTGTGATAACCCTTTTTCAGAAGAATCTTCAGGTAATGCTCTCCGACTTCCTGAGCAACGTCCATGTCTGTGAAGTACACGTCATAGTCATTCGGAAGGTCGCCGTCTAGCATAGACGCGATGCTACCACCAGTCACCACAACAGCATCATAGATACGTTGCTGCTCGACTGTCAGCCCAAGCTCATTCGTCTCAGGTTCTTCAGAGCCCTTTTTGGTATTGATCTTCGTTTCAGAGCCATTTTCGGTAGCTCCCATACTGTTTTCAGTCTTTTCGAAGTCACCTTTCGTAGCTTCCTCAGCCTCTGCGGTGGAGATAGTCTTGATCCACTGAATCATTTTGTATTCGATGTTCTGCTTGATGGTCTTCTTCTGAAAACCGCGTTTTACTTCTTCCATTATGCTCTCCATTTTCCATTACAAATTGTTACGATTGTTCGCTTACCATTAGGGTAAACTATGATATGTGAATGTGACCAAGAACTTGGCCCCTTATTATAACCAAGATCAAGCTTCGAACTTGTACCAGCTTGGTACACACCATCTCGAATACCCGCCGTATGGGAATGCCCAACGTTGGCTTTATGCCCAGTCTTGGCAAGATTGTTAATACTACCACGTGATCCATTTGGTCCAAGATGTCCATGCATACCACACTCAATACCAGAACCCGGAGACGCATTATCACAGATAATATAGCTCTCATCAGTTCTCAGAAACTGAATATCGTGTTTTGAACCATACCCAAAATACTCTTCAAAAACCCACTCGAATAGGTGAAATCCGTTGTATTCATTTCTAGCAATTGCCTCATAGACTGCTGTTTGTAATCTCAGAAAGAACAGCGCATTTACTGGATCATTGCGATAATTACCTTCACGCAACCATCTCATCATAGCATTATCGTGGTTGCTATCAACCACCACAATCTTACCGCCCCATTCTTCAGCTTCTATCGATCTGGCAACAAGCCATTCGCAAGCACTTCCAACCTCACTCTCAACACTATCCTTATTGTTGACGAACTTATCGAACGCGATATGAGGATTCCCCACGTCATGATGGTTTCTATATCTGAAATCAATTGTGTCATGAGAAAATTGAGTCTCAGGTTTCAGAACAGAACAAATACTGTCTTCTGCCAACCACGTAGATTCTTGGACACTAGGCTCAATATCTGCTTCATGGATATCACCCCAACTTGCAGCGGTAACAGAATGACCATCAGTCACCTTACCATCATGAACCCGCAAAGTCAAATCATAAATCGTTCCTTCACTGTCGGCATTTAACTGTCTGACCCACCAATTACCTTCACTGTTAACTTCTGCAATAACAGACCCATAACAATTCCCAGTCAACACCCCACCAGCCAAAGTGAACTGGTGATTAGATTCAACTACTGTACACATAACTTCAGATTTTTCAGCCAGAGTGATATTTGTTACGACCCAATCTATTTCATCTTTTGTAAATGTGATTCTTCTAAGGGGAAACGAACGCTTTCCAAAATTAGTTTCTTTGTTTCCATACACACATTCCCCTGTTACCGTCCATCCGGCGTATGGTGCTACTTCCTTTGCCCAGTTAAGTGCATCTTCGTTTATCGAAGACAACTCGATAGAACCATAATCATGAAATACTGCATCAGCAGAAACCCACCCATTCAAAAACCCAGAAATATATGCTGGTGATTTGCCATAGGGTATGTCTTTAAAATCATCATATGATTTGTAATATGCTGTTCCTGTATAGTTATCAATATTTTCTCTAGACTTCCAATGTGTAATGTGCTCAAACAGATGTTTGTGTTGAGATATATTCTCACCATGAAGAGGAATTTGGAATGAATATTGTCCATCTACAGCTCTATAGCATTGACTACCATCACCAAATATCATACCATGACGCATACCCTCATCATATTCAACAGAAGAATATTCTATTGTTGGTTTAGCACCCTTAACAATGTTCCCAACACTTAACCTGTTTGTGGTTGTCCCATTCTGCAAAATCCAAGTGTGGTCTACAGTAGCCTTTACTATCTTTCGATACTTTGTTCCAGATCGATGACCTTTTCTACAAGGCGCTAGGCTAATAGCGTATAGTTGTTGTTCACCAAAACTTTTAACCTCAGCACTAGCCCATCCAACACCATCCCATATTGTTTGAATCGTGCCTATAGTGTCAGATAGACTCTTGACACCATCAACCGTTAAAAATGTTGTATCTGGATGAAAACAATGGTGGAATTCAGCTTTCAGGCCAGCTTTCTTTTGGATATAGTTTCTGGTAGTTACCGTACCCGTAGTGTAGTTGATCTTCGTTTGTTCTGTTTTACCAGATGGTACAGATTCCATAGCAAATTTCACATGAGGAAAAATGCCACTGCTACCACCAGTGTAGTTTTCAAAACCAGACAATGGCCTAACTGCTGTTGGTAGAATGTTCATTTCGCCACACCAGATAAGAGATGGTGCTAACCGAATACGATCATCTTGAAAATACGGTTCTAGTCTTGCGTCATACCAAACATCAGAATAGTCATCCTCATGAGCTGTATCGATACCAACCATAGGGTCCATTTTTGGCTGTGGAGCTGTAGTACCCGGTTTAACATTGCCTTCACGATACGAACCCTTATCATATGTGAAACGAGATACCATAAGCTCAGCATCAAAATAGTCTGCAAGAGCGTTCAGATTCTTCCAAGTACCCTCATGGATTCTTGTGTTATTCTGTGCAGCAGTCAGGATATATCGTGTCACATCATCACCCTTCGGTAAAGGACGATCAATCGTAGGACGATATTCAATACGACCCTTAACAATAGGTTCAGATTGATCCTTACCGATAGCCTTAGCAGCATCACCAGACTCAGGCATTTTGTTGCTATACCCCTCATCAACTGCCTTAGCATATAAATCTCTTAGTGTTGAATACGGTATAGTAGATGCACGAGCAGCGGCACGAATGCCACCGTTCTTGTGTACCAGTGCTACTATGTTTTTCAGTGATCTTTTCTTGGAAGCCATCGTACCCCGTTTCTGTCTTAAACCCGAATAATTGAATGGAAGCCTTCATCAATAGTAGGCTTTTCGTAACTCTTAATCATACTACCCATAATGTGGTATGGGATGGTTTTTCCAACCCGCCAACCAAGACGCTCAAACCAAATATCAAGCGAAGGAATGGAGAAATCCACTGAGATAGTCTGATACTTATCCAAACCCTCAAGGCACTGCTTACGTTTTTTTACAGTCAGATTTGTCTGATCCCACACAATATCCCGCTCATTTTCAATAGCATAAGCCTTCTGATTTTTCACATGGTTCGTCGCATCTTTAATTGCGTCTTTGAATACGTCATTATACGTCTTACCAAGACGTGCTGCAACGGTATCGATGTAGTTGTCACTGCTAACGATAATAGGATTACAGTCAGCCAACATAGCTGAATTTTCAATCCACGTGCTCTTTCCAGAAGCAGGAAGACCCGTAAGAATAAAGGCTTTAAGCATTTTACTGTCCTATAAATTTTGTTAATCTGCACTTACATTATAATACAACACATCTTAGTCGTCAAGTGAAAATTCATTCGAAACAAGAACAATTTCTGTGTTGCTTTCTGGAACCTTAGACTTAACTTCCTGTGCAGAAATCCTTTTTTCTGAATCCACCTGCTTCTGATACTCAAGCTTCTCAATGTCCATATTGTGCATCATTCTTCTCCCTCATTCCACCGGCAACTGGGAAGTAATGGTTTGATATTAGCGTCGAACTTTTTGTTAGTGGAAAGACCCTTTCCCACAGTATTGAGGACAATTTCACGAACCTTTGGACGAACCCAGCCTTGAGGATTTTCACGAATATAGTCCCAGAGCTTGAAAATCAAAGGCTTGATCATCTTGTCAGCATAATCATCACTAAGGGCATATTCTTTACGAGACATATGAAGAGTGTTTTCAAGCTCATTGACCACACCATCTATGATAGCTGCAATATCCTTACGGAAATTGAAGTGATACTTTTCGACACGATCAATATCTTCCTGAAGCATGAAAGCCTTAAGATCATCCAACTGATCATCAATGATCAGTCGAACAAGGTTTCTTTCATATCGAATTGCATCCTTAGTGCGATGTAGGTTGACGTACCATTCAGACTTAATCTTGACCATGTGGCCATTATCAAACCGAACAACCCAACCTTCAACACCTTCAACCCCACGAGTTTCTTCAACAAGATTCTTCATGTTCTCTACAGTACCTTCATACGCACGGACAACATCAATACCGAACTTTGCGGCCATCTCGACCATAGTAGGGTATGTGTAATAATAACCATCAAGGTTATCACGCATTGCCAGCAAAACCATACGGTCTTCAGGATGATCAACGACAATTCGATTTCGTCTTGACATGAATTCGAAGATAGGAGTTATATCCTCACCATGACAGAACTTTGCAAAATTGACATATTGAGGATTATCCATAACAAAATCTTCAGCCATCATGGAAGTGTCAGTGATACCCATCTTGGTACCCCAACGGAAACCACCATTGAGAAATAGTGGAGTGATCATAGAACCATCAAGCTTCTCAAGAATCACATGAGGTTGCATCACATCAAAATGGTGAATTTGAGTTTCCTCACGTTCATTCACATTGAAGAACTTGTGAAAACGTCGCGACAAAACGCTACCATCTTCATTGAAGACCATACCACGAAGTTCCCGGCGCAAGGCGTCGTCTCTGGTTTCTACAGGCGGAAAGGTTCCTTCCATAGACACCAGATAGTTGACAACCTTATAACCATCTTTCTCAGCAATGATGAACTCATCACACTCAGCAACAATGTGCTCTATTTCGCTGATATTTTCGATTATTGGGAATTTGTAAAACATGATTTTTCCTAGTTGTTGTACCACAGAATGTGAGTAACATCCTCTGGAATATTTCCGTATTCAGACGGATAGGTGAAGCCATCTCCAAAGACAACGCCATCTTTGACATAACTACCCATACCATCGTAATCGATTAAAGCGTTATCTTCACACATGTCAACGTACTCTTCAACTGTTAAAAGTTCACCGCTGTGACTCCGACCGTCTTCATCGAGAAGATCAGTGCAACCGAATTCGTCAACCTCACCTTCAACATCATCATCGATGACAACCTCAGTGATATTCATTTCATCCCACTTCAACATATCAAAAATCTCCATTACCTTGGTAAACATCAAAAACAAACATTCCGATATCCTTCCACATACGAACTACTTGTGGACGATCATCAATTGCGAAAGTAGGATCATACCCGTCTTGACGAACTTTGTCCAGCAAATCACGCTTAACAATATCATCTCTCCGGTTATCCTTTGCATCCCGCATGTATAGCGGAAACACATTCTTAGAAATTTGCGTAGCTACAGAATCATGTGGGACTACATTAATGCCACACTGATCTTTCAGCCATGTGGTGGTAATGTCCCGAAAATCGCTACCACGGCCACTCAGGAAAATGGGACGATTTCCAGCACCAATCATGGTCTGCACCACATTAACAACAGGCCAGACAACACCATCATCGACCATAGCCTTGTTGAAGGCATTCCAATTCTTCGGCTTGGTTGTCACAAAATGCCGACGATGATTGACATCAGCAACCGTACCATCAATATCACAAAGAAAATCAACCATTAAAACACCTTATCCAGTAGCGCAATCCAGTAGATCACGTCCATCGCAGTTGCCGTTGGAAAGAGAGGGTACGAAATAACCAACTCAATATCACGCAGCTTCATCATAAAATCTTCCATACGCCTCATCCTTTCGTTCTTCCAAAATTTCATCAAACTCTTTCACAAGCGGATCACGAAAAGACACCCCATAAGCGAACGCGACACTTTCACCGCCGTACATCACATCAACATCATCAAGTGACATACTATCCAAAAGCCACCGAATAGCATCCTTACGTGTAGGAGCACCAAGATCGATATTGTTATTGATCTCTTTCTCAACTTCTTCAGAAGCCTTCGCTTCTGAAATCCGTGCTACTGCTTCACTCGAAGCAAGAAGATCACTCATGTAGTCCCAACTCTTCTGCTTATCATCAGGATCACTAGCTTTCCACCGATTGATGGAGTCTACAGAAGGACGTGATCCACACGAATCTTTGTAAAGGTCAGAATAAAGCTCATCGGAGTAGGTATATTTGGTCATTTTCATATCTCTCTCTCTGTTCTTAACATAGGTGATACCAGAGATTAATGCAAGTGTTATTTTGTAAAAAAAGGGAGCTTTCACCCCCTTAGTGACCATGTGTTATCGTTTCACTGCTTTATATAACAACCGAGTAGCAGAGACCAACGCGACTAACTTATCAAACGTATCTGGGTGTTTTGTGCTGTAATGCATCTCACACCAAGACTCAATAAAATCCTTGTATTGAGGGACATATTTATTCTTATCCTCATACAGCTCTTCTATCACGATAGAATCGTAACTTCTTAACTCATGTGACACCTCATCATATTCTGATTCACCAAAACTAAACACTGGCTTGTTGTGCATAATTGCTTCCATACCGACTCCAGAATTTACAGTGAACACCGCTTCTGCATTCTCAAGACATTCGTGAATCGATACATCGTCTACCCAGAATTGATACTCTGTATTAGCAAAAAAATCAAACACTTTTTTCATGTCTACCATAGCAGAAGGATTAATCGGATGTGGTTTGACCACAACAGGGATATCAAGTGCTGTGCTATAGCCTAGTGTTGCATGTAGTGCCTGTGCCATCGATACAGATGAATGCAGGACAATATTCTCATCGTGAGGTAACTGCAACGGTAGGAGCATAAACCTTTCTGGAAGAGAAGACGCATTACCTAAATTGGGTTGGTCGAATTTGCTGATGTTTCTTCCAGCCAACGTAGAAAGCTCTTCATATCTTGGGTGTTCTTCATGATACTTTGGTGAAATTGGCCAGTGGAATGCACTACTCAACCACCCAGAAGGATCGATTGAGAATGTCCACGGGTAAACCATCTGCATGTAATAAAGTACTGGTGTAGGCCACACATTGAAGTTTTGACGTTCCTTATGTGGAACAATAAACAGATCGAAACGATCAACCTCATCACGATCCTCATTCAATCCCTGCACAAACTCAGGTGTAATCTCCCACATGGGTTTAATCATCACATGAACATCATGCCCCGCATTCTCCAGAACTGGGACAATCCTTGACATGAAATCATTCCAGAAATATCGGACTGGATGATTAGGTTCACCGGGAACCTTGGGAACTTCACCACCGAAATTCTTGAACGAGATATCAAGTCTTGGAAATAAGAAGCCTATCTTCATACTGCAACACCAACATATTCGGTTACTGGAGTGTATGGAAATTGAACAGGGACATGACTATCCGTGTTCAATTTCATAACAGCTTCGGCCAACATGCCGCCATAATCCGAATCACTATCATAAAGACCAGCAGCCTTAAGCTCTTGCTTAGCATGTTCAATTGTACTCATCACTTGTTCTCCTTATTTTTTAATGGTTCCCTTCCTCTAAGATTAATACCCTCATATGTGAGTATGCCTCTAGCCATAACGAACCGTTCCTTCCATCTTTCAGGCACTTCCTTATACTCATAAACCACAGCCGCCAATCCAGACTTAACAATGAATTTAGCACATTCAACACATGGCAAAACAACCCCACTATTAGACCAAAGGTAAAGACTACACCCAGAAAGATCATACCCGATCTTCGCCGCACGATTGATCGCATTAACCTCAGCATGGACGATGTGTTTGTACTTCATCACACGATCATTCAGTATTTCTGGATCATCATATATGGTGTCTGGAAACCCATTGTATCCACCTGAAACAAACTGTTTTCCATGACCAATTACAGCACCGATTTTAGTGCTTGGGTCTTTTGACATTTCCGCATGATCTCTTGCGAGTTTCATAAAGAAATTGTCCCACCTATCAGTATTCATTTACAAACCTCATTTGTGAAGTAATCTGAGAAAGTTTCAAACTTGGCCAGATACCCACTATTGTTATCCTTACGTGGACCCTTACCAGTCCAGATAAAGGAATTCATGGAAAACTCCCAGTCGATGAATTCGAACGGTACATTTACAAACGTGTAATCGGTCTTAAACGCTTTGTATGTTTCCCACAAAATAAGTTGATCGATGAACCACTGATTACTGTTCACTTCAAGCATACGAGAACTTACCTCTCTCAGAAACGCCATCCCACCACGCGAAACATATACAGCCCCTGCCGCAACGTGTGTTGCCTCATATTCCATACCAGAAGTTCCCGGCAATGGGTCTCTAAAATACAACCCAACATCTGCCTTATATCCGGGGAACCAAGGATCACGCATAGAATTCTTGATAAAGAACCCATCTGCATCAAGAATCATGACTTCCATGTTACTAACATCGAAGGCGTTAGTATCCTTGTTTAGTGTTAGTTTGTCAATAAGCATTGGAAGACTATGGAACCTATTTGACGCATAGTCAGCTCTTGAAGCCTTTACTGTATATTCATACGAGAATGATAGCAAAGGATTATGTTTCAAATCCTTCATCAAAGCAACATCTTCATTGAGAGGGTTGATCACATGAACGTGTAGTGGATTTTCATACAAACAAGCTGACCCAATAAGACCCTTTGTGTAGGTGTTGAAATACACACTATCACAAGCGCAATAGAAGAACCTGCTTGTTGTTGGACTTTTCTCGACATACAATTCCATTACTGACCTTTCTTTTTTGTTGACCAGCTATGTGGCCCTCTCCCCAAAACCCAACCTAACCGACAGAATTCATTCACAACCACCTTATCGACTCTTTTTACCACACCTTCCTTATTGATATATATACTACCTTTCGTGGAGTTCGTCTTGCCTATATGAGCCAATGACTGTTTTTTTCTGGTAGCCCCACTCACCACTTTATTTTTATGAGTTAGTGATGCAACCTGTCCCTGTTTATGAGAGAGGATTTTAGTATATATCATTTAACAAATTGGTGAGCGTTGATATATCCTTTCTGAGACTGTTTATCGAAATTGATAATGGTGTCTGGAACATAATCAGATACATCGTAACCATTCTCAATTGATCTATTATATAGATCATCAAACAAGTCTACAACATCTTGACGCCAATGGGGGATCACTTCTCCATCAAACCAATGATTCTGCCCAGAAGATTCAAGCCTTGGAAGTGCGTATTTCAAATGGGGTTGATGGTTCATTGATGTATAATGTAAGATTTTGATATCTTCAAGAGGATCATTCTCACCATCAAAGTTGTTCCACTGTCTATCAAACACCTGAACCAACTCAGGACTATTACCAAGAGCAGCAAACATTCTCTGATGAGCGTTTGGTAGAAACATCAATCTGTCTAATGGAAGAATGTGATTCTGTGCTGCCGCACAATCCCACTTACAAACACAAAAACGCCAACCACCTTTAGACTGGACAATTTTACCCGGTTCAAATGGAGCATCCCAAAGCTCTGCCAAATCACCAAGGATCATCATATCAGAATCCATGTATATAGCCTGACCTTCAAAACCACAGTATGCTGGAATACCAAAACGGTACCCTGAAAATGGGGTAGCCCATTCAGAAGTGTCCCACCCATCCCAGAAGGTGTCTTTGCTTGGAGACATTTTCATCCAAACAATATCGACTGGCTTAGATGAGTTTTTCTTCGCACTGTATTCAAGTACAGCAAGAGATTCTGCATCCTCTCCATTCGGGGAGCAGCCTACGAACAGTTTGATCGTGTCACTCATGTGATTTTCGCACCCCTCATATTGATTGTGTGCCAACCCGGCGAAATTGATAGAACCATCGAACCACTGTCTTCGTAAAAGGTGACGCATCCATTCTCATGAATTTCATAACCCCCAGTTGCATAGACCGGGTGCTCCCATGAGCCTTCACCATCAATATACCGAATGGTGAAATGTACTCTATCGTCTTTTGTCATAATATTCTACCTTCTCCATAGCTGCTTCAAATGATGTTACGAATGTTGTCCCATGATAAGTGATCCACGGAGACAGTTTCTGACCTTCATCATGCCAGACAATTACAGGTTTTCCCTGTAGCCAAGCATGGTAAATTTCCATACTGGTGCCAGCAGAAGCCCACAGATATCTGACCAGAACAATGTCTGACTGATCCACATCCCGCTTATCAAGAACAACAATCTCATTTACGTTTTCGTCTTCACATCCACGATAGTCACGGACCATAGGATCGAGTGCATCAGGATAAATCTCCTTCACCTGCTCTCTCCAACCCCTCGCCTCTTCATCCGTACAATCTTTAATAGCACCCGCTAGATACAATAACCCCATTAAATTTTACCCTTTCTATATTCTTCAACCATATCTGGAATACAGGTTTCCCAATCAATCATGTATGGTCTACCATAACTGTCTTCCATTATCTCTATGCAAAGCTTCTTTCTCATCATCCCATTCGGCATATCAACATCCCATACGATTCTCCCATTAAAACCGACAAAAACTGCAATCTTTTTGGCCATGACTTTGATAGCAACATCTTCGTAATTACCAATGTTGATGTATGGGAACTTAGGCTTGTCCTGAATGATTTCAACTGCAATATTCGCGACATCTTCCACATGAACAAATTCCCGTCTAGGTGAACCATCACCCCAAAGAACCAAAATATCGTCCCTATTATCCGCTGCATCAACAAACTTGGCAATCAAAGAACCAAGAACGTGTGCGGTTTCTGGGTTGTAATCTTGACCCGGACCAAACATATTGTTGGGAATGATGCTCACATAATTCAAACCATATTGTCGTCTATAGTATTCAACAAGTTTCATACCAGCAACTTTAGCAATCGAATATCCCTCATTTGTTGTCTCAAACGGCCCTGTAAACAAATGCTCAATGTCCATTGGTTGTGGACAATCAGCAGGATATACGCATGAGGATGAATAGTTCATCAAATCCTCAACCCCGTGTGTGAACGAAGAATTGACAATGTTTGTTGTCATAAGAATATTATCACTTAGGAACTTAACAGGATCATCCCGATTGGCTTTAATCCCTGCCACTGTTGCGGCACAGTTGAATACTATCTCAGGTCTATATTCAACAAAAACACTGTCTACATCCATCTGCTTTCTAAAATCAAGCTTATCGCCAAATACGTTGTGTGTTGTTGGTACAACATCACAATAACCTGATTCTTTCAGGACTTTGACTAAAGCCCTACCTGCCATTCCAGTTTCACCAAATACAGCAACTTTAGTTTTAGACATCTAATTTTGTCTTCCCTATAATTTCACAAGCACTTTCAATCTTATCACTCATATCAAAACCATCATTACCAAGCATGATACCAGTATCTTCTATCACCGAAGAATTCGTATGTTCGATATTTTTGTCACATACAATACGGTAATCCAAATTTCTTGGATCATTTAACGCATAACCACTCATAACTGTCTGATTCAAGAAATTCCCGGAGATGATTGGTCTTGTTTCCACTCCAGAAGCAATCAAAGCATCCCTAACCAAATCACGCTTTTCTTTGGTCTCAAACCTAACAGCAAGCCCGAACCAAGACGAATTACAATCAACAGAAACCTGTTGTACTGAAGTGCCAAGGATACCACCCATTAACCCAATAAACAGATTTGCGTTTGCTGTTCTCTCAGTAAGAAACTCCCCAATACGTGATAATTGCACTCTTCCAACTGCTGCACTCATTTCAATAGGACGAACATTATAACCAAGATAAATAAAGTCATATGGATTGCTCGAATCTTCCCACTGGGTTCCTCTAGACCAACCATGTGATCGAATGCTACGCATCATATCAGCCAACCCATCATCGTTGGTGGTAATCATACCACCTTCCATAGTCTGTAAGTGATGACTAAAGAAAAAGCTGTACGAACCAGCAATCCCAATGTTGCCAACCTTTTTGGTGTCGTATGCACTGAAATGCTCTGAGCCAAGACCCTCACAGTTATCTTCGATGAGAATAAGATCGTTCTCCCAACAGAAACTAATCAATGCGTTGTAGTCAGCAGGATTTCCCAGAATATTAGGGACAAATACAGCCTTAGTTTTTTCGGAAAGCAACCTCTCATGACTAAGCTTCCTCACATCAAGTGTAAGTGTTTGAATATCGATGTCCATGAACACTGGAATCAAACCATGTTGCCATAGTGGATAATACATCGTAGCCCAACTCAACATGGGAACAATGACCTCATCACCCGGATTAAGTCTCCCATCTTGAACCAGAGCAGAAATGATGACTAGATTTGCAGAGGAACCACTGTTGACCATAACCGCATGTTTTGCTCCAATGTACTCCGCAAATTCTGCCTCAAACGCTTTAGTCTCATCTCCCATAGAGTATCTACCAGAATCGAGAACACGTTGAATAGCAGAACGCTCTTCATCACCCCAGCTATCATATCCAAGCTTATATTCCATTTACACCCACCGCAAATTGTTGTGTCTCATAACGAAAGTTTTGTATATGTCCATATACCCCTGCATATGATGGAGTTTCACAGGACCATCATAATATCCTGATTTTTCGCTAAAGAAGTTGATCTTAAGATCAGGATTCATCACCATTCCACTCAGAGGAAATGCAGATACACCAGCAAACACTTCTCTCGCATTAGCAACTGTAAACCAATCCATTACAGGCTTTTGATGGATGAACCTAGCACCAGTCTTATTACAGATGTCAGATATGAGGAGAAAATCATCCCCCATCACAAATAGGTTGGGGTGTGTCTCTAACAACGTCGCAACAGTTTCTATATATTTACTGTCACTGATTAACTGTTTATCGCCCTTTCGGACATGCACAACAACATCTGCATACTGGAACTTGGGAATACGAAATTGTGTATAAATGTTGATAATATGTGCTCTATGTCTTAAGATTTTCTCAAGGTTGGTGCCGTCAATCCCAGTTTTATTCATTGATTGGGAATTCGTTTCAATGGGAACCCACGTGTCAAATAGCTCAGAAAGATAGTCTCTCTGTACAGTATGATACGGATTCCCCCCAGTGTTGATTATGATCTTTGAAGGTGTTGTTTTAGCTTCAATAATGTTTGAAAATCCAGTAAACAACTCAATAATCTGAGTGCCAAGAGCACCACGGACATTGATATTCATCATACCAATTCCCTATTGATAAAGAACATACCATTATGCTGCATGAACGGTTTGATCATATTGCTGTGCATATTCCTGATGTCGTTTGTCACTTGACGACTGAATGTGAAACCAGCCTCATCGAACTGCTCAATCCAATACGAAATCTCTTGACAATTGACATGATGATGTCCGTGGTCATTCTCAATAGGTGGAGCAGCAGTACACACCACATACTTGCACCGCTTAAAAAGTTTCATGTAATTTGGAAGATATTTTTCTTCGACATGTTCAAGGAACTCGACACTCCATCCCAAATCGAACGTGTTGCCTGTCTCCAATCGTTCAATCGAAAAGGGACCAGTGGTAAAATCATGGATATAAATAGGAAGCTTCCCATGATCTAACGTGAAATCTCCGTCAACCCCAATTGACGCAATTCCCTTGTTGATTGCGATATCGACCATATCACCGGGACCACATCCAATATCGACCATTGTTTTGACACTGTAAGCCTTCTTAAGAAACTCCAGTGTGCCTCTATCAGTATGTACTTTATTCATATGACCACCTAGATGGTCTGGTAGTACGCCCTCATTCATTATCTAACCCAAGCTCCCTTGTGTATCTGTTTAAAGTGTTCTTTTCCGTCTGGTTTATATGACGCATCAACCATACCCGATCAATGTCATCGACTTCATTAAGCCCCTTGATAGGTCTTCCCATAGCATGAGACATAAACGAAGACGTGTATACTTCCTCACTACACACCGTCGCTGCTTTAACCAGAGCACTAGCAATATCTATGCGAAGTTGTCTGTGTGTGCCTGAACTCGATTCCAGTTGTTCATCACTAAAGGTTATCACTGTCTTCATTATATCGTCTCGCCTCAATTATATGCTGTGGTTTAGTGTGCCATTTACCATTGATGTTGCCATTATAATACGTGTCGTCTTCAAGGACGTTACGAAGAAACTGCTGTTTTATCTCTTCATAATTCACATCTCCCCGTGTCTTATGAAGACTCAATATGTAACGTGTAAAATTATACACACCTTTCTCTTTAATTGCAAGGGTTAATTCGGGACTAGAACCATAATAATTCTTCCAATCTGAATCACTTCTTACACGCCGTTTACCCTTTGCGGGTTTTCTTAGGTTGAAAAAATATTTCCTACCCACATATTTTTTCCCGTTAGTTTTGTCCACAATTAAGTAGACAAATCCTTCGGTACCTTCAATGTTTTCTGTCTCAAATACTTTTCCATTAAATAACCAAGGGTTATCGTAGCTCATTCATTCCTGTTGCCAAACGTTTTCCCATGATCCAGTCAAAGTGCCTTTAGCATAATCAGTCACTCTATTTTCAAAAAAGTTTGTGTGTGTTGGTGCGTTAATCATTGATTCGACCCATAGTAGGGGATTCTTCTTCACCTTGAAGATACCCTTCATACCCATAGAGATCAAACGACGATCAGCGATATAGCGAATATACGTCTTCACCTCATCTGCTGTTAGGTTTTCCATTGGTCCCATCTGAAAGGCAAGATCGACAAACTGATCTTCAAGCTCAACCATTTTGGTAGCAATGCTGTAAATTTCACCCTTAGTCTTATCATTCCAAAGAGAACGATCCTCTTCCAAAAGACGCCGGAACAGCTTAATCATACCCTCCGCATGCATTGTCTCATCAACAATAGACCACGTGATGATCTGACCCATACCCTTCATCTTACCGTGCCTTGGGAAATTCAAAAGCATAATGAAGGATGAGAACAACGCAAGACCTTCAGTGAAGGCAGAGATAGCCGCAATCTTAACTGCAAGATTATCGTTGTTGTCAACTGTTTTCATAAAATATTCATGCTTATCACGCATAGCATCATATTCAAGAAACTCGTTATAGATAGAGTCTGGCATCCCCAAGGTTTCAATCAAATGGGAATATGCTGCAATGTGAATTGCTTCTCGTGCAGCAAATCCCATAAGCATCATTCTAACTTCGGGCTGTGGAAAATGTGGCAGGTAGTTGTCCACATAACCACCCGCAACGTCAATATCGGACTGTGTGAAGAAACGAAAAATTTGTGTTAGGAAAAACTTCTCTTCCTGAGATAGTTTGCTCTTCCAATCTTTAACATCTTCAAGCATTGGCACTTCTTGATGAAGCCAATGTGACTGCTCATGTTGAATCCACGCATCATAAAATTCAGGATACAGAAATGGTTTGAACGAATCTCTTGTATCTCTTAGTGTCAGTTTCTTAGTCATTTAACCACCTTCTTATAAGCCACAGTTGTACTCACGTCTGCCCCATATGCAGGACAAACATGAATGGTGTCTGGTAATCCATTCTGATCCTTATCCCCCGCCTCACCACAGATGAAATACACCCCGGCAAGGTCTTCTGCCTTCGAATGCTTTAGAATTTTGAGCATCCTTTGACATAGATCATATTCTTTATCACTAATGGTTTTCATATCAACCTTCGCAAGCAAGACAATCTTCACCAGCTACCATAGCTTGAAGATCGATTTCCTTAATAATGTCTCTCTCGATACGTTGAGCCACACGATCCGCACGACCGATCTTTTCAGACCGGCAATAATACATCGTCTTCAGACCAAGTTTCCAAGCCATGAAATGTACAGAATGAAGATACGTGATATTAGCACCCGGTCTAAAAAACACATTTAGTGACTGGGATTGATCGATGAACTTCTGTCTATCTGCTGCTAGATCAATAACCCAACGCTGATCAATCTCCATTGCAGTTTTGAACACACTCTTCTCAATATCAGTGAACATTTTGAGATGCTGTACCGAACCATCATTAGACATGATGGAAGACCAAATCTCATCGTATTTTAGCTTCTCATTCTTCGCACAATAATCCTTGATGATCTGATCAAGAAACTTGTTTTTGTTTGTGTAAGAACCAGATAGAGTATCTTGTCGATAAGCGTTTGCTCTCCACGGTTCAACAGATGGTGATGTGTTCCCCATAATAATGGATGAACTGGCATTAGGCGCAACAGCCATGACATGTGAAAATCTTTGCCCAGTACCAGCGCAATCAGGAGCTTCACCGCGCTCACTACCAAGATGTTGATTTGCATCATCAAGACGTTTTCTGATATGTTTAAAAATCTTCTTGTTAATCGACTTAGCACCTACAGACTCAAACGGCACACTATAACTCTGAAGGTATGCATGAAAACCAAGAGCACCAACACCAATAGAACGCTCACGCATAGCGGAAAACTTTGCACGTGAAATTGTGTCAGGAGCACGATCAATAAAAACCCTAAGAACATTGTCTAGCATTTCTGCAATGTCTTGTAGGAACAAAGGAACCTTAGACCACGAATCAAAATACTCAATATTTACTGATGAAAGACAGCATACTGCTGTACGTTCTGCTGAAGTTGGTAGGATGATTTCCGAACATAGATTGGACTGATTGATTCTCAATCCACGGGACTTCAGGTATTCTGGGAGTTGTCTATTCGACTCATCAATAAAATGTAGATAAGGTTCTCCCGTCTGCATACGAAGTTCAAGAATTTTCTGCCAAAGCAATTTAGCAGATACCACTTCACGGACTTCTTTACTGAATGGATCAACCAATTCCCATGAATCATCAGCATTAGGATCAATCATGCACTGCTCGATAATTTCCATAAAATCATCAGTTATATTGATACCGTGATGAATATTCAAACAACGAAGATTTGGATCACCAGTTGGTTTTCTAATATCTAGGAACATTGTAATATCAGGGTGTGAAATGTCAAGATATGCCGCGTAAGAACCTCTACGTGTTTTGCCTTGACGATATGCAAGAGAAGACGCATCATACATTTTCAAATGGGGGAGAACACCAGTGGACTTATCATCCGCTGATCGTATTCCAAAACCAACACCAACACCACCACCAAGCATTGATAGCCAATTGGTCTCCGACAAAGTGTCTACAAGACCTGAAGACGTGTCATCAATATAATTTAGATAGCAAGAAATGGGCAATCCATTATCGGTTCTACCATAAGCCAGAATTGGTGTAGAGAATGATAACCATAACTTTGATGCATACTCATACAGTCTCTGTGCATGTTCTGGATTCGAAGAAAATGTCTTAGCCACAAACGCAAATCTCTCTTGTGGAGAGATTTCTGTATCCATCATATACGATTCCTTTAATCGTGTTCTGCCAGATGGGCCAATCAGCACATCCCTGTTTGGGTCTATTGTAATTCCGTGTACTTGCATATCTTGAAAATCTCTTTCTTATTATCGTTAGGGTTTATACAGCCATTGGTGCTTTGATTGTAGGAAGTGGGTGATAATACCTAACCCCAAAATTGCTTGCTGTGAATGTATCAAATTTCAATTCTTTGATATCACTTATGTTATCGCGCACTTGCATATGTGGGTTTTTGATACGTGCCCGAGCCAAAGAATAAGCAGCAGCCTCATCAAAAGGTTCTCCCCTTGCTTCTTGTACCCCTTTAATATTGGCTATCTCATCAGTTATAGACGAAACATGTAGTCTTTGACTTTCTGGCTTTGGCATATCAAAAGTTGTGAAATTCTTTGTAGACTTCCTACGCATCATCTCATGGACACCACGCATATGGTTGCTATAGATATGGACATCGCTACCAGTCCAAACAAGTTTACCGACCTTGATATCACCCACGACTAAACAGAGGATTTTCATCAATGCAGCATAACTAGCCAGATTGAAAGGAACCCCAAGAAACATGTCACAACTTCTCTGGAAGACATGTGCGTTTAATCTTCCATCTAGAACCCTGAAGTGTACCATAACATGACATGGTGGTAAAGCTGCGTTTGGGGTATCGCTTGGATTAAAACTTGTGAGCATAATCTGTCTTGACGAACGAGAATTCTTCAATTGATCAACAATATTCTTGATCTGATCAACACTATCGTTCCAATTTCTCCACTGATGTCCATAAAGGTTTCCCGGACCACCATTAGCTTTGATGTTCTCGTACCAAATAGTATCAGCCTCATTCTGTTCACTGAACCTTGCCAAAGAAGCATTATCAGAACTACCAGATAGAAACCATAACAACTCACCCATAACCAACTTGATAGGTGTTTTCTTCAGTGATATAAGCGGGAAACCTTCATGCTCAACATCATGGACAATCTGCACCCCACCAAATACTGTAAGACATTCCACTCCGGTTCTTGTCTCTACCCATTCACCATTGTCCAAAACATACTGCATCGCTGCTTTATACTTGTCATCAATATGCACATAATTACTGTCACTCATTAACATTTTCTCCACTGTTGGATTGCCAATCTCAAACGGGCATCTTTGAAGGTATTAGTATTTATAGTCTCTAGCAATTCTTCTTGTGAATAACCCGAAAGAATCATCTCATTCACATCTTTTTCTGTAATGTGTGTTGGCCAGACAACAACTCTGAAGCCCTGATTAGCAGCCTTGATGTATTCTCGACACACCTGCTTATTTCTTGGTTGGTTATCGAACACAAGAACTGCCTTATCTTTAGACACATATTCTCCTGCCAGTGTGAGATTTGCATTACCAACAGCAGCAGCATTTTCAAAGAACAGAGAATCCAATGGACCCTCAAACCAATACGATGTCTTCGTCATATCGAGTCTGTCATGACCAAACGTAAGAGGTAGCTCATCGTTAACTTTGATAATCATATATCGTAAAGGGTGATTTGGGTCGAACGATCTACAGGTTAGACCAATCAATTTCCCTTGACGACTAAAACACGGAATTGCAAGACGTGCTTCATGAGTATCAATCCTATCGGCATATCTTGGAAGGAGCTGCCCAATCTTTGACACATCATCCACATAGTAGAGTAGTCTGAATTTATCTTCTGGTATCATTCTGGAACGGCAATATTTAACTGCCACATGATCATCGTCTAGACGACTTACCCGATCCATGAGTTTATCAATGAGTCTCTCATCTTCTGGTATATCAAATTTTGGTTGTTCGAATACCATTTCCTTTTCTTCATCCGAATTACCATCTTTATAGGTCTCCAAAACATACTGTTGATGGAGTTGTGGATTCACTGTTTTAAGGAAATTCTTGAAGACTAAACCTTCAGAGCAATTATGACATTTGAATACAAGCTTCTGATGTTTGACATACAGAAAACCTCTTGTCTTACTCTTATTCTTTTTTGAATCACCACAAATAGGACATCGAAAACTAGATAGATATGGATTGTTTTGTTTTACAGTATATCGTTCAAGACTATTACTGAGCATTGAAGCATATTTAATATCCAACCAAAGTGACATTCTATAATCCTAAACAATTAAAAGATTCCAATATTTCAAATGGACCACAGGCCCATTATACCGATTTTCTTAAATTAGTCAAGGATTATTTGCGGCCAAGCCAAGATGAAAAGCCCATATACGCACCAACGATACCGGAAAGCGCGATAACCACCATACCGATTTCACCAAGTATAATAGCCAATCTTGCATCTGGGATAAAACCGAACACACCAACGACAAATAGCATGATTGCGATTATAATGATAGAGACAAGTGATACCCACGCCATATGACGCTGAGCAAGTTGTTTTCTGTCAAAAATATCAACTTCATCGTCGCTAACGATACCATCGTTATTAACATCAGCTTCCTCTTTAGGCCGATATCTATTGCTTCTTATTGAGGTGTGTCTGTCGTAATTATCTCTGTCCATTGGAGTTGCCTTCGTAGTACTCCCTATACTGCTCTAGGATGGAATTCTGGAGAACAATATAGCTCTGAACCTTTTTTAGATTGAGTGCAAGAGCCTCATAATCTTCTACTCTTAGGGCAAACAAGACCGGACTTTGGTTCGCACCGAATTCTGCAAAGACCTCATCGAAATTATCTTTTGTTATCACAACAAATTCAACATCTCCCAATCTAGGAGTGGCTGTGTTTGGTATGTTCAGTTGTACTCGTTCGCTCTCAACAGTTCTAACATCAATTGCGTCTACCGAAGAACAAGCCCCAAGACTAATTGAAGCTAGTAAAATTAGGATTAGCGATGTCGAAACAGAGAGTGTTGATTTCTGATTTTTTGGTTGCTGATGTTTCTGCATTAGTCAGCTTTGCTCCCATTGAGATTTCCAAACAACGCAAAGCGTTTTTGGATGCTATGTTAATTATCCTTCTTACAGAGTTTGATGAGTTGGTTGCAAGTTCCCCAATATCTCGTCTTTTCCCAACAGCATTAACCTTGTTAAACTTATCACGAAGTTCGTTAATACCCTCTGCCTGTTGATCTCTAACTCTCTGAAGCTTAAGGTTTGCTTCTATAACGTTTCCTATATCCCTTGTTTGTTGATCAATAACATCTTGTTGTTTACTAATCGATTCTGTAAGCTTCTCGTTATTTATTTCTAAGACAGCAACCGTTGATTTGAGATTGCCATTCTGAACGAATAAATACGCCACAAAAAGCCCAATAAGAATTACTGGAAGTGCCTTTAGTACAATTGGCAGAATTTTCACAAAAGATAATCCAAACATTATGCTCTCCTATAATTAGTTTTGCCGTTGATCTTTTCGGCAATAAGAGCTTCACTACGGTTCTGTGTATCATTCGACCACGAAACATGAATCCATCTCGCAAACTCATAGATGACTTGATCATATTCTAGGTTTTCGATAATCCAATCAAAAACTTCTTCAAGATCAACGCCTTCTACATAAAAATCAGCCGCCTCTCCTTTTGTGTGTTGTGAAGTTCGTGCTCCACCAACAGCTTCGTTTAGCATGGGTACACGAAGACCAGATGTAATTCTTACGGAACGCCCAAAGTGATCGCGAATTGGTTGCATAATATTTTCAGCAAGAGCAATGATATTGTCTTCCTGTAGTGGAGATGGGGTATTATCAATACCTCTCTCTTCTGCTGTATCGCTATGAGTGAATTCCTCAAGCGTAAAATTCTCTGTGATTCTACCCATTGTTTTTAGCCTTTGCATACCTTTTCAGATACGCAACCCCATTAATGTATCTACCCTTCCGTTTCTTGTCTCCGTATGGACCAATCTTTAAAGAAGGTGATTTCCAGTGTGCGGCATCGTCTCCTGTGCCAGCTACTGCTGCCCCGGTAGACATTGTTGGTGCGTCTTCTACCAACATCGAAATTGTAGAGTAGTTTGAACCCATTTCCTCAATGAGTTCTTCGATCAATTCATCATCATCATAATAAGCCAAGCGTTCGATATCTCTATCTTCACGCATAAGAAGCATTGCTCCAGCAATACTCGCATACTTGTTATCAAGACGCGCTTTTTGAAGAATTCTTTTGATGTTAAACACTAACCGATCAAAAAGAGTATAGGCTTTTCTTTCTTCATTAGTAGAAGCCTTTTTTAGAAGCTTTCCATCTGCATCAATAAGACCCAATCCAAATGCATCAGTCTCATTAAAAGGAGTTGCAATCCTCTTAACAAACTGATATACTATGAAAGTGTCTATTACTCTCGATGACATTCAAACTTCCTCAATCTTTCTACAATATCATCACTCATAGGCACATCTGAACCATAAATGATGTTATTGTTTAATTCGATTGTTGTAGGCCATCGACTAAGATAAAGAAGAAATGGTTTAAGGAGGTAATCAAAATCACCTAACTTCAGCATAAGCATCTCTGTGCACTGTTTTTGTGGAAACACATTGTAGAGCACGATAAGATGGTTAATAACCAACCTCTCTTTAATCTCACCCTTCAGCTTATACTTACTGAACAATCGTCTAATATACTTTATCCGGTTCAAATCATCTGCGAATTCGGTGACATCCGTACAGCTTGGATTGTCATAATATTTCGCAGCATACAAATCAAACGTACTATCACTAAGCTTCATGATTATGGAGTAAATGCGCTAATAGCCACTCTCTTGATTTCTGTATTGGACACCGCAACATATAGATAGTTTTCATCCCAAAAAAACGAACCTTGTAGCCCACCAGAACCAAGAACAGTAGTCGTATTGTTAGAAGACACTGTTGTAGCATTTGCCAGAGTCACATACCCTGAATTAATCTTTGGTCCTTTCGAACCAGTAAAATTCACATTTGAAGAAATCACCGTGTTACTGTGATTTAACGTTGTGTTGCCTGTCAGTGTGGTTGTCCCACTAATAGCAGTATTGGAAGGAACCCCACCGAAAAGGTTCTTTAGTGTGATCCTTTTCGATGTGGGTGTCCCATTTGCATCATCAATAATAACCAAAAGGTCCGCACTAGCGGGTGTGGTTAATGATGTTAACTGACTGATTTTTTGGTCAGCCATCTATTAACCCCCCGGAGTTACCGTAAATGTCCCAATTCGAACACCATGAACATTGGTTAGGTTGTTTGCAACCGCACCAGTGATGACTAGATTTGCTGTGTGGGTTGTTCCTCTATCTGGATTGTACAAAGGTTGTCCAGAAGCGAGAGCAATTGCCTGACCACCTACTCGATATGTAGCAGCAGCCGAACCAGTACCACCCTGAAGAGCTGGCATCTTAAATACCAGCGTGTTGTTAGCATTGGTAATAAAATCAGCCGCATTAATACCAGCCGAACCAACATTTGAGTTGAATACCGCAACAGCAGCGTTACCACCAACAGTGTTGGAAACAGTAATCTGAAGGTTGTTAGCCGCTGAACCTGAGAAGGTCAAAGGCGTGTTGAAAACCACATAAAGGTTTGCTGCCACGTTAGCCGAAATAGTGCCGTTGGCGTTTAGCTTGACATACATCTGAGAGATGTCAGCCTTACCAGTGTAATTGTTTGAGTTGTAACCCATTCCAGCCACACCCGGATTAGCTGCTACAAGCACTTCATCAATGGTACGAGCTCCACGATTTTCGCGCCGAACCCAGCCCTTATTAGTCACAATAACATTGCGCTTTGAAGCCATCTGATCAGCATTATAGAAAGGTTGGTAACCAGCCTTCATACCTGCAACTGTGTTGGCACCTGCATTACTTTGTGTAGATTCTCTACGGAAGCCCCATTTACTCATTTATTTCTTCTCCTTTTCGCTTTTCGTCAACGTTTGACTACTCGGCATAATATTGTTACTTCTATTTATAAGAATAAATCTTAGTAATCTTCTTGTTGTCTCTTCTTAGCTGCTTTTTTATCATGTACGCGGTTTTCCATTTCATCAGCCATATCCTGAAGCTGCCTGTGCATATGCTTGCTATCATAGCTCGGACCAATATCAGACAGATGTTTTACCAGACGTTGAGCATGTTTAACAGCACCCTTGTGGTATTCTTGGTGTTGTGCCTTACGCTCTTCGTCAAGTGATTCCGCCTTTTTAGCTGAACGACCATGACGCTCATCAAGAGTTGCAAACATGTCTCCAGCAGTACGACCAACACGACCACGGGAATTAGCTTCTCGAATAGCATTCAGCCAAGATTCAGAAACTTTAGAATTGCTCTGCTTGACAATTTCTTTTTCGCCCTTTGGGTTATCTTGCGGACGCTTTGCATCCTTGTTTGAATGAGGAACATTCACATCTGAAGTTCCCTGTTTCACTTGTGACTTTTCGCCATCCATTGATGCTTCGTTCATTGTTTCGTCCTTCTCTATTTCTTCTCTTGTTAGGTTGACCCCAGCCGCTTTGTTAGAGGCATCTAGACCAGCTCTACGTCTGTTTTCTTGCTTCTCACGTTTTTTAAAGTCTGCATGAGCACTATCCATCTTCTGTACATCCCTCAATGAAGCACGCGCAGATTCCTTAAGAGAATCAATCAGTGACCCATGTGAATGATCATACTTCGCTTGAAGCTTATCCTTGTTGTCAGCTCCACGAGCTTCTTTGTGCTTGTTAAGAGCTTTGATTGCATGGGAAGCAGGAACCTTAACCTTATCCCCATTTGCAAATTCGACATTGTGCTGCCCTCTAAGACTGACTGCTTTACGAAGCTGCATGATAATGTGCTCACGACCCTGCTCATCCTCACCATCTGCATTTTTCTTGGGACGACCGCGCTGCGCCTCACCGATGTTGATTCTATCGCCGCTCTTAATTGCCTTCATGATACCCATGGTGGATGTCTCCTTCCTCCCTGATGCAGTGATTGCGTATGAGATTCTGTACCCATCTCGTTCAGCCTGCCGAACAGCACGAGCTCCAACGACACTCTTCACAACTGGGGGACTGCCCTTCTTCATGACGATGACATCTGACTTTGCCTTGTTTGGTGAAGCCTCATCAAGGTCGATTTCTTCTTTAGTGAAGCCCTTGGGAGTTCCAGCAGGTTCTCCCTTATTGGTGTTCTTAGCAACCACTACCTGACCACCTTTCTTATCAACAGTTAGGACACCCCAACCTTTGTTCTTTTTCATGAAATCGTTTGCGGCATCATCAGAAGTGAACACTTTAGTGTTTTTGTATTTACGCCCCTGATGTATCACATTTGCCTCATCTAGATTGGTCGCATCACCCATCTCTGTTTCCTCTTTATACATATTCAGTTCATATGGTGTTTTACCACCCTTGTTATATACCTGCACCTGAATGTGTCCCTTATCACCCTTTAGGCGATAAGAATTGGTCTTACCCTCAGATGGTTTCTTAGGACCAGTAGCGACTTTTCTATCGATCTCACTTGAGTGAATTTTGATACCATGCTTCTTCTCTGCATGATCGTATGCGTGTTTCATAGCACTTGAGAAATCTTTATGATATAGGTCATACCCACTACCTGACTTACCTTCTTCAAGATCAGTTTCTTCAACCATTGACTGAAGTTCTCTTGGCGACATGTTGAACATTTGAGATGCTACGTTATAGCCCTTGTCTTTAATGATCTGCAAAAGTTCTTTCTTCTTCGCTGGGGACATCACTTTCCCCTTAACCCTACCTCTGAGCCTTGCCATAGTAAGCTCATCCAGTTCTGTTTCTTCAGCGACACGAGTTGTATCACCTTCTTCCTCTTTAGGATTAATATTGATATCATCAGCAGAATCAGAACCGGCTTTCTTATCCTTGTCGTCCTTTTTCTTCTTGACTTTTTTAGAAACAACCTTACGACGATTCTTCAGATACTTGTCTGACTTATCTTCATCACCATCGTTGTCAATATCACCATCTTCCTTACCAACTGGATCAAGCTTCTTCTCATCAAGAACCTCTTCCTCAAGAGACGATGTTTTACGCTGATTGACATCCTGCTTAGCAGATTGAATTTTACGAATTGCTGATTCTAGTGTCATTTTATCCTCAAAAGTTGCCCAACTATTTATGTCAAATTAGGACTGGGTTTTATTGTTATCTTTTTTTCGATCATATTTTTTCTTATTCGGAACAACCCGTCTCTTCATATACTTCGCTGTCATAAGGTCTTTGACCATCTTGTTCGATGATCTCTTGGGTGTTTCAGTCACGTCTTTTTGTCCCGGAGTTTCTCTGGTGTATCTCTCAACAGAATCAGGTGTCCCCCACTCAACTGGTGCATATCCCTCTTTCTTAGTTTCAGACTTTTTGTCGTCTTTTTTCTTATCATCAAAGAATGCAGGACGCCCAGCAGCGACACGAGACTTGTCAAACTTCTTCAATCTATCCAGTGCAGATGCTTCATGAACGATATCTTCCTTTGGGACACAATTTGGAACCTTTTTTCCATCCTTCTTCTTATGACCAACCATTTCATATTCATTCCAACAAGGATCGGAATCTTTCGGTTTTTTGGTTTCATAAACAGTTTCTTCACGATGAACACGTGAACGCATATCACGTGCTCTTGCTTGCATCCGTTCACGTGTTTGTCTGTCTTTAAGCTGCTCACG